AGAAAACCTTATGCATCGTTTGTCGAGTAACGTTTCAATATATTCCTGTTGCGCAAATCGCGCTATGCAGAATGTTCATCTTTTCAGGGTCAAAACCCTTTTTTGCTACATTTGTATAATATGAACTCATAGTTTTTAAAATCGATAAAGATCGTCCAGGAGCGCTTTAAACAAGGGATGAGAGAGATCGAGATAAAGGTTGATTAACGAACTTTAACGAACTTCACAGACCACTTTTGCCCCATCCATGCCCCACAGATAATTTTAGCCAACCTCAGGCAGCATCGGCCCTACACGCCAAAAAGGCAGCATGCTCACCCGCAGTAAATTTCCCAAAATTTAAAAACAAATGGTTGATGCCTTGACAGACAAAACTGCCAAAGCAAAAATACTGTATATTAAAACAGTAGTTAGCGGAGCACGTATGTTCGTAGAACTGATTTATGACAAGCGTAATGTTGAGGGGCTCGAAGGGGCCAGAGAGATCATACTGGCCGAGCTGACGAAGCGGGTGCACCAGATTTTCCCTGATGCCGAAGTGAAGGTGAAGCCGATGCAGGCAAACGCCTTAAATAGCGATGCCAGCAAAAGCGATCGGGAAAAACTGAACCGCATGCTGGAGGAAATGTTTGAAGAGTCCGATATGTGGCTGGTCTCAGAGTTCCCGACCGTTCGCCAGGTTGGCCTGTAGATATTGTTCGGGTAATATTCCCGACGTTTGCTCGGGCATGAACACTGAGCAATCAGCCGCCGCCCATTCTTGCATACAATGGGAGGCGGCTTCCTCACCTGGTGCCTGCGTAAATTATTTACGAACCTGACTTGCTAAGCTCAGAGGCAGCTTTCACCGCTTTAATAACATCACGAGCCTTGTCCGGATCGTTAAGCGCCAGTTCCACCAGGTTAAATAGTTCTTTGATTGCTTCAGTATGGTACGCGGCAGCCACGCCTGATGTATCGAGAAACTTAAAATTCTCAATCACCGTGCCGTCGCTAAACCTGCGGTCTCCGTATGTTTTGACAGCATCAGGACACCACTTTTCTACATCCTGAGCAATGAGCCCGACACCCCTACCACCATCCTTAATATTATAAGTAACCCCGCGAAGAGAGAGTATGGCAGCAAGAGGTTGCGCTACCGCCTCAATATTCGACTTGTGACGTTCATCAGAACCATTAACCCAGGGTCCTTGCGAAGTAGCAGAACCATCGTAATTGAATGCCCAGTATTTTGTAGTGCCTGGTCCATAATAGTAAATTGTGTAAGCCAGAGTGTCCGTTCCAGACCCTCGAGTAATACCCGCAACCCAGCTATCGCTGTACCATTTGTACTGAAATGCGCCTACATATCCTGTTGTTGGCGTATCTCCATCACCCGAGATTGTAAGTATATTATTGTCCCTACCTGCCCCCTGCTGCACCTTTCCTTTTAAAACGAACCCCTTAGAAAGATCAACATCAAGCCCACCGTTGGCAGAAATAACAGAGTTAGCATCGGCAGCGATTGGCGCGCTTTTCAAATTCAGCTGACCTGTTAGTGTCCCGCCAGTTTTTTGAAGGGCACCAGTGATGCGAGAATCATCGCCAGCAGCTACGGTACCAGTTACCGTCCCAACACTCCTGGTGGCGCTGTTTCCCAAACCGAGGTTTGTGCGACTGCCTTCTGCCGTGGTTGCCCCGGTTCCGCCGTCTTCGACAGCTAGCGCGCCGTTGCTCCCTTTCTGTGCCAGCTTACCGATGCCAGGGATGGTTACGGAGGTGCCGTTGATGGTTACAGTGATGCTCTGATTGGCTGAGGTTGTGGCGAACGTCTCCCACGCGCCAATATTCTCGTCATACTCTTTGATGAGTTGCGACATGGCCTGTGCCAGTCCGTCGACAGAGATATTGTCGGACACCAGGATTCCATACTTCTGGCCACTAAGTGCCGGAGCGGCGGCAGGTGTAACCGTCATTGAGGTGGAACTGTCCACGCTTGAGATCTGGAAAATTTGTACCGGGCTCGACATGACGATAATCGTCTGGCCAGCGCGAACCTGGCTGGCGGGTGCCGTCCAGTTTGTACCCGTCCCGGTGGCGGTATTTCCGTTGATAGCAATGGTGCCAGTGTTATAAAGCATATTTTCTCCAGGCAACAAAAAACCCCGCCGGAGCGAAGTTGTATTCGAATGAGGTGGGTTATTTACAGGTAGTGCCAGTGAATGTATTTGCACCTACCCAGCGCCAGTTAAAGGGATCACCGGCTCGGTACTGCGTCTGGTTATTTTGTTTACGAACACCGTAAATCTGGACGGTATTTTCCTGACCGCCAACGATGGCCGTTCCGCTGCAAATTGGTTCCTGTTTCTCAATTACTCCAGCGCAGCCTGAAAGCATGACAGCGCCAGCCATGCAGATAAGTAGCTTAATCATATTGATGGTATCCAGAGGTATTCATGAACTTAGACAATACCAACATGAAAGAAACGGGTATAATTGATTAGATAGATCAATTATTTGTTATTGATCGCTCAAAACGATCAATCAGTCATAGGCCGCTGTATTTATCGCGGTCAAGGAAATGCCAGTATTCGTTCCCCCTCCCGGAGAACCTGTTCCGGTGGAGGTTCCCCCTGCATTTATCCTCGTATTAGTCCCGTCAAACCTGCAAGCCGAATAAGCATTGATGGTGTAGATGGTCGGAGGCTGGGTGGAGTTATTCACAACGATGGTCTGCCCAAGCTGTGCAGGCGCAACAGCCCATGACCCGCTCAGCGTCTGGTCAATATTAATCCCGCCGCTTGCACCTGGCGTGCCCACTGTTTGAAGATCAGAAAGCACCCTTGATTCGTTCGTCAGAACAAGCTTCCCGGAGGCATCCCAGATAGCAAATCCCCACGCGGGAAGTGTTTGCGGAAAAATTGCAAATACATATGCTGTCAGCGTAAAGCCCTGGTTATAGGGATTTACGCCACTAATATAGACATTTCCTCCTATCCGATATGACATGGCCGGAGTCGGCTGCGCAGTATTAGTCGTTTTTATGAAGACCATTACCGGATAATCGTCAGGAACCGAAAGATATTGCGCCACCTGCTGAGAGCTGCCATTAGCTGAGGAATTGAAGGAGTATTTTCCGTAGAGGCAGAAAGGCGTTGATTGTGGTGTAACAAAGGGATTGCCGTTCTCCATTAATATCATTGCGCCAAAGTCAGACACTATGCTTTCTCCATGAAAACGATCACCTCACACTTAGAGGCCGGGTAATTTCCCAGGCCTACAGAAGAGGCAGCAGTTACAGTTATTGTGTTCCCTGACGCGACAATGCGCCTCCCTACGCTGCTTCCTCCTTCATCAAGTGTGAGCACAAAGCCGACCTTCATTCCTGAGGGCACCGCGAAAGACCAGTTGCCGGAGTTTTGTCCGGCAGCCAGCTGTATACGCCCAACAACTGAAACTGGCTTGATACCGTAGTTGTTGGGTTTACCCGACGCATCCCATGTTTGTATACCCCATGACATCAAAACACCCCTGTAAGTTTGCCGATTTGCACGCGGAGCACGCCATTTGAATCCCTGATACTGTCAGTGACATTGGTGGATTTTCTTGCTCCCTGACCGTCGCTGCCGTAGTTTTCCCAGGTGCCGCCTTTATCAAGTTTCCAGCCTGCCGAGCCAGCCACATAGTTATTCGACTGGATATAGTTACCGATTTTGGCGTTCTCAATGGTACCGTCCTGAATGAAGCTGGCCCTGATGAACGTCTGACCATTCTGGATCACAAATGGCAACGCCACGCTGTTTCCTGCTGCCGTAGTGACGGCAAAACGGTCGGCCAGGAAGATTACCTGCGACTGCATCCCTGATGGCGTATTCTCCACCCCGATCCCCATGCCTGCGGCGTAATACTGGCCATTACTCGTTACCGCAACTTTGATGTTGTACATCGCGCTGAGTTGGCCGTTTACGTTCGCAATTGCCTGGGCGTTCGTTGTTATCGCCGCCGTATTTCCGTTTATGGTCGCAGTGATGGCGTTTATCTGCGTCGCCGTGGTCTGCTGGTAATTCGAAACCGTCTGGCTCAGACTGTTGATGGATGCCGTATTGCCGTTGACGTTCGTCTGCAGGCTCAGCAATGCGCGTGCCGTTGCCTCCCTGTCAGTGACGATCACCTCATCAATGCGGTCCAGCTGCGCGCTGTTACCGGCTACCGATGCCGACAGCGTTTTACGCGTGGCCACCTGAGCGAGATTGGCCTGGATTATCGCAATTGCCGAGTTCTTCACACCTCCCGTCATGCCGTCCATCGACACAGAGATCTCGTCTATCTTCACTTCGGCCTGAGCCAGCCCGTCAGCGTTCTCCTGGATGTCTTTCGCCTGCTGCTCGAGTTCGTCAGCATGGTTTTTGATTTCGTCAGCCATGCCAGCAATTTTTTCGTTGCTGTCCACCGCGTTCTCGATCAGGTCTTTGAACGTATCGGAGTCCTTAATTTCCTCCAGGATCACGTCTGTGATGTCGGAAACATCGATGCTGGCCTGTCCTCGCACCCATTCGGTATAACCTGATTCGTTGCCGGTTCGGTCCACCAGCTGCGCGCGATACCAGAAAATCTGCCCAGCCTTAAGGCCCATCTGCTGATATTTGCGCTGCGGGTAAGGCACATCGGCCAGCAGCATCGCATCGTCTTCAGAACCGGTCAGGCTGTACTGAATTTCCGTCTTCAGCGTGTCGTCGGTATTCGCCGGGAATCCCCAGTTTAGCTCGATGCCGAAAACCACATTTTCAGAAGCGATGAAGCCAACCGGCTTCGGTGGATTGCCCACTTTACCCGTAAGATTTACTTCTGGTGATGTCGCCCACACTGATGAAACGTCGCTGGCGTTCACCGCCCTGACGCGGACCAGATAGCGACCCGAGTAGATACCCTGCACTTCAAAGCCGAGAGAAGACGTTCGGGGCACACTAATCCAGTTGCCGCTGTCACGCCGCCATTCCGCCTCGTACGCAACTGCACCCTGAACAGCATCCCAGGCAACGCGCATGGTGGTAATCGCAATGTTCTGGTTAACCGTAGAGTAACTGTCTACGACGATATTTCCTGGGGGAGCCTGAACCCCTGGCGGAATGACACTGACTGGCCGCTCGTCCAGTCTTGCGCCGGTATCAACAGCGGAATAGATATCAGGGTTGTAAGTCGTCCCGGTGACCTCGAAAGTACCGTCGTTGTTGTCCCGCGTTCCCGTAACACGGAAAAGCGCTATAAACAGATCGTCAGAGTCCACACCCCAGTTACATTCAGCCTCCGGCGTTTCGCTGTAGGGTGTGGTGACAGTGACTGTGTTTCCGTTAACGGCCTGGACGGTTCTGGCCTGAGCTGTGCCTGACGGAAGATTCAAAAACAGCCTGTTACCGGCTTTCACATCAGCAGCGCGATCGAGGGTTATGTTGCGGCCGTTAACCGCACTCACCCTGCCGCCGATAGTTCTTCCGGCCAGCTCGTTAGCAGCCACGCCGATCACCTCACCAACAGGGGGGACGTCCATGCCTGTGCTGAAGGTCACCACCTCGCCGATACCGTTGGTAAGCAGCGCCCAGCGCCCCCGCCGGTTTGCCTCTGACTGCCTGGTGCAGCCGATCGCAGTCATTTCGAGCTGACGATAATCGAAGCGCATGGCCAGATCGCTATCGTAAACAGGCTCAGGCGTATCTTTGTAGTGGTTGGCAGGGTCTGACCAGTTCACCAGCGCGGCAGTGTTTCGGGTGGTTTCACTCGGGTCCGCAAAGGTAAATTTACCCTCAACTACGCTGGCGTGGTTATAGATATGCCACACATCGCGGGGCATATCAGCCAGGACATACATCTTATTGTCACCCCAGTACGTCATGCCGCGAAATATACCCGCCAGATCACGAAGTACGGTCCAGGCGTCATTACGGTCCTGGATATAAACGTTGCAACGAAAACGCGGCTCCGTCCCGCTGCCGCCCTTGCCGTCTGGTACCAGCTGATCGCAATACTGGGCGATGCGATAAAGTTCCCACTTGTCTATCTGAGTCGCATCGATTCTTTGCCCCAGCCCGAAACGCTCGTTCAGAATGATGTCGTAATAAATCCAGGCGGGGTTATCCGTCCATGCCCATTTAAACACACCTTCCCATGTACCAGAGTAAGTGCGGGTTTCAGGATCGTAGGTATCAGGTACACGGATGATTCTCCCCTTCGGATTGCACACAACCTGAGGAATGCCATTAGGGAACTGCTTTGCGTCAAACTCTACATACAGCAGCGCTGTGTTAACGTAGCGAAGTTTGGCGTCAATAATTTCAGTTACAGCTACAACGCGCATGGTGTCCACGATATTCACGCTCGTGGAATCCGGCGTGATTCTGCGAACCCGTAACTGCCAGCCAGTCGAGGATTTTGGAAGGTTAACGCGGTGACTGCGCTCATAAAGCGACGTGGTTTTGTCATCAACAGCACCGTTAACCACCGTTTCATACGGCCCGCCATCGACCGACAGATCGATAGCATACTCGACGCGGGTGCCGACTTTATCACCGTTGTTTTTCTGGAGTAAAAGAGTTGGCCATCCCAGGCGAATTCGCAGCGCAGAGAGCTGCGTGTTGGATACCGCGCGCACGTACGGCACAGCCTGTTTCAGCTCGTATGAAACCTGAAGTTCGTTTTCAATGCCGGGGAAGCCCTGAATGTAGTCCTGGTCCTGAGTACCGGAACGGAACTCATATTTCACATTATTGAAGTTATAACTTCCGTCGGCGTTCTGAAGAGGCGTGTACGAAGATGAGTCACCAAGAAAAATGTTTTTACCATCAAGCCCGCCAGCGAACTCACCCTCTCCAAGCGCAATCAGCACCTTTGCCCTTGCAATGGACTGAATGCTGTCCGGTGCTTCAACGGGTGTTCGGGTCTGATTGCTGCCACCTTTACCGCGGCCTTTGATGATCGTCGTCGTCATATCGCGTCCATAAAAGAAGCCACCGTCAGGTGGCTTGAAATGGGTAGTTTGGTTTATTGCTGATCTTCTGCATAAATCCCGGCTGAGATAATCGCACCGCCTATTTCCCTCTGTCCGTAAAGCAAAGGAACGGGGTTACCGGATGCCGTAGTATTGACGGGTCCGCCAAACGCATAGGAAGGCTTATTATCTGGGTCCTGTCGCATCCTCAGACCAGCAACCTGAGGGGAAAGCATTTGCACTACACCACCCACAGCCATAGAACCAGCTGCGGCATATAGCGCCATTTGTGTACCTGCTGCCCATCCTATTGGGTTCCACCAGGTAAAAGCCGCAATTGCGGCGGCAGTAACAATTTGAAAGAGGCCAGCCCTTTTACTGCCGCGTATTACAGGGATAATGCGAAGTTCATCGCCAGGTCCAAGAAGATCAAACTCTTCCTTTCCTATGTTTATTTGGTTTCGGAAGATGACAAAGTCCAGCCCCTTCGCTCTGGTCTCACGCAGGTAGGCATCAAATCCATCAATTGTGTTAGATAGCGCCCTGAATACCTCACTGGCAGACGTTAACGCGCGGCGGTGGGTCCTGCCAAATCGCTGAGCCATTGAACCACTGAGTTTAATGACGGTTTTTCTTTCCATTACATCAAATCCTTATAGCGCAGAATTTTGATGGTACGGTCACGATAATAGCCACCGTATGGAATGCGCTGACTTAGCTGGCCATACATGTGGTGAAGGAGCACATTACCCTCAAGCAAAATACCCGCGTGGTTTGGGACTGCGGACTGTACCTGCATGATCACCATGTCACCTGGCTGGGAAGGCCCGTCGAACTCCCTGAATCCACACTCATACCAGTTGTCCATGTAGAGGTTTTCGCCCTGCTCCCACCAGTGGCGATCTACGCTGTAGTTGGGCAGTTCAATGCCGTGCTCGATGCGGAAATAGTCCATGATGAGAGACCAGCAGTCTGCATACCCGAGTACAAACTGGCGCCCTGTGAGGGGACGGTCTCCGCGAGGCATGACGGTGCGAATGTCGCCCTCCGGCCACGATGCAATAATCCACGGCAGTTCCGTGGCATCACACATCAGCATGTCGAGCTCGCTCGGTTGGGTTGTTGCACCGTCGCCGGGGTGACTGTGGACGATCGCCACCACAGTGCCCTGCTCTTCGGCGGCCGCATAATCCTCAGGATTGAGTTCGAATTGCTCAGTCGGCGACTCAGCATTATTTTTGCAGGGGATGTACTTCTCCACCCGCCCCTTCTGGATAACCACGCCACAGCACTCTTCAGGGAAGGATGCGGCGGCATGTGCCAGAATGGCGCTAACTGTTTTGTCGCGCATAATTATCCTCTCAGAAGTGAAGCCCCAGGAAACCCGCCATAATCCAGCTGTTCATTCTCTCCGAAGCGAGGTTTACAGCCTGTTGACAGCAGTCCGGAGCAAACATCCTGTGAAGGATCGTCCACCCGGTTGCCGTCTTTATCGAACCAGCCGTTTTGCCCGGCGTAGGTGCAGCCGTTCCCCGTTTTGTACCAGCCCCGCATGCACCACGTGCACATTGGCTGAATTTGCCGGGTCGGAATGAGTTGCCCGCGCAAATCGGCTGGACTGGAAAGCTCAAACTCTACGGTTTCATCGTCTGATCCTGATTTACGGTCGATGTAATAAACCTGTTTGCGCTCCTCGTTGGGATTCGCAGTTGGGTTCCCGTCAGGAAAATTTCTTGCGTCCAGGTAGTGGGCGAAAGTGTCATGGATGATCACCTTTGCCTTAGCCATCCCCTGAAACCTTCGGCACAGCGCGCCAATCGTGCCACTGATGTTTGCCACGGTGAGAGACGGCCGTGAACTCTGGCCGTCACTGCTTACAGATATGCCGGTCAGTTCATACGGCCACGCGCCATACTCCTGCCCCTGCCACCACACCGACTTCGGCTCAAGTTTTGACTCGTCGCCGCCTGCGGCGATGATTTCCGCCTCGGTATGCGGGATTGTCTCGTTGTGAAAGCGAAGAATACCCGCACCGAACGCTGAGCCGTCCACCTCGATCAGGCGGACGCGCTTACCCGGTTCCAGTTTCTGGACATCAGATGAAATGCTCATGGATGGTATGCCTGTATGAATGTGCTGCTGAGGGTGTATTTCTTGTTGCCGTGGGTAGATATCTGGAAGGATTCCGCGCGCCATAAGCCTGAGGGCTCAAGCGGCGGCTTCCAGATAAATGACTTCCACCCTGCATGTCTGTTGAGAAAGTTTTTAATGGCCTGAATGTAAGCCTCGTCGCCGGTAAAGCTCACGCTCCACTGAGGTGTTACCGGGTTGATGCCGTCCCCGGCCACCTGTGTATAGCCATCACCAAACTGCGCCTTTCGGGTACGAAAACTTGTATCAACCTGAGAGGCAACCTTTGGGCACCAGCTGAAGGTTTCGACTGCCATGGTTAAACTCCCTTGATTAATCGCCACAGAGGCGAGCCCGGCATGCTGGCCTGTTCGTTAATGACACCAGTGATGGCATCCTTAAGCTGCCTGCCTGCTGCTCCGGCAGTACCCTGACTGGACGCCTGTGGAGATCCGCCCTGAATATTGATATCGCCGAAGTTAACTGAAGGCACACCGCCAGAGACCTGCGGCATCCCCACTGCGCGAACGGCAAGATCACCATTAGGTGCCCGCGTGAGGGGCATGATTGCTTCAGGACCTGCCTCGCCGAAAATCCCTGCGCCTTTAGCAAAAGCAAACAGTTGAGGTGTCTGAAAAACGCCATTGCTGTAAGCGCTCAGGGACGGAGAGTCGTAAACATTACCCTTTGCATTAAAGGTAAAGTTCGCGCCAGCATTCTGAATAGCGGTACCGCTGCTGGCGGTTGCGGCTGACGAGGCACCAAAACTGAACAGTGATCCAATTGAGCTGACGCCATTAGCAACAGCCATGTTCACCAGAACGTTCTGGATAATCTTCAGTACGCTCACGCCCCAGTCCTTCCAGCTGTCAACGTTGCCATTGAGCATGTCGGTGATCGTGGTGACCGCGCCACCCATGGCCTGCTTCATGCCGTCAGCGGCCATGGAAGAATAATCAGTAGCTTCGTCCACCCAGTTCGCATAACCCTCAGACAGTCCCGTCATCCAGTCGTCACGCTGCGCATCAGAAGCTGCGTAATATCCCTCCTGGTCGCGCAGGCGCTCTTCGAGGTAGCGCTTATTAAGTGCCAGCCCCTGCTGATAGAACGTCTCGTCGATTTCACCAGCCTGACGCTGGCGGAGAAGATCGGTATTCTTCTGCTCAAACTCCTTACGCAGATTGAACTGCTCCTGAAGTCTTTCACGGAACCTGGTTCCCTGCCCGTATCCCAGCAGTTGCGCTTCATTGGCTGCGCGGGCGCTGGCGTTACTGTCGGCAAGGTTGGCTTCGTAATTTCGCAGTTGCTCACGTAATTTAACCTGGTCAATCAGCGCAGCATTCTGCAATACCGTCTTTTTCTGGGCTTCTGTCAGAGAAGCAAGTTCGCCCTGGCTGACCTGGTATTTAACCTTCGCCAGTTCAGTATTCTGGCCTTGCAGGGCAATCTGCTCTTTTTGCTGCTTGATAAGGCGCTTATATACATCCTCGGTTTTCTCGCCTTCGGTTTTACCGCCCTTCGCCTTAGGTTTGTTGGCCTCATTATTCCGCCATTCAGCAAGACCGTTATTAATCAACTCCTGACGGCCTGTCTGGAATTGCGGATCACTGGTTAACCCCAGGTCATCGGCTGCATAACTCAGACGCAGGCGCTCTTTGGCCTCACCCTTCAGGCGTGACAACTCCAGATCCCGGCGGCTCTTTTCGAGGGCATCGGTTTGCTTTTTGTCGAGATCGGCCTGCGGAAGTCTGAGCGGGACGTTAGCCAGCCCCTGACGCGCCATAAGGAGTTGGTTACCCAGTCCGAGTAATCGATTAAGTTCATCGTGCTGCCCATTCATCAACAGAAGTGATTGATAAGCCCGGTTCTGATTCGCTGCCTCCTCCCGAATTAGCGTCACACGCCGATGCTCAAGACCTTCAAGAACCTGTTGGATAGAGGCAGATTTCTCCTGCATCTGGGCAAGCCTTTCCTGCTCAACAGATAACTGTTCAGTGGCTGTAGCCAGTCCACGGGTCACGGTATCCAAAGATGTCATGTGGTTAATCATGAAACCACCGCTGGTCGTTGGACCGGGATTACTGATCACTGACTGATAACCAGCTATCTGCTCTTTCAGATTTTCTATCTTGCTCTTTTGTTCATCTATCAGCCTGTTCTGCTCATTCAATGCTGCGCGCGTTTTCTCAGCATTGTCTGAAGCTTCAGGTAAAGACATTGCCTTCGACTTTTTACTGACTTCATCAATCGTGGTGGCGTATTCCTGCGCCGAACGCCGAGCCTGCTCCTGATTCTGATACATCGCATACCAGGCTCCTGCTCCCAGCATCACCAGACCCGGCACGCCGCCAATCAGGCCAAGCGCACCACTCATCAGGCGAGTGCCGACAGATGTTACGCTATTGATATTGCTTTGAGTCGAAACACGATTTGAGATGTTACGGTTTAAAGCAGCCTGAGCGGCAGCCAGACGCCTTTCAGCGACAGCCTGAGCGTCGGCATTTTTAGCTGCTACCAGCCCTGCCTGCGCGCGTTCAAGTGCTGTTCTGGCTCGCACCTTTTCCGTAGCTGTACCACTGGCAAGAGCGGTAGTCAGTCTGGTATGGGCCGCAGTGACTTTTGCTTCAGCCGCCGCGACCTTTTCTTGCTGAGCCGCCTGAACATCTGCACTTCTTGAACTCTGTACTGCTTGCTGAGCCCGATAAACTTCAGCCCTGGAAGCCGCAACAGCAGACTGCGCCGCTTTATCCTGCGCGACTGCAAGGGCAACCTCTGATTTCGCAGCTGAAATTAGCGCACCTGTTGCACTCGTGGCACTGGTTACAACTCCGCTTAGGTAGCGTGCCAGTCCCACGCCAACAAGCGCCCCAGCGACTGTTGTAATTGTTGACATATTGTCAGCAACGTCACTTAGTGCGCCGCTTACTGCCGAAGAGGTAAATGAATCAAGCGTTTGGGCAACTCCGTCTAGGCCACCAGATAGCGCATCGGTAGCACCTGTAGCCTGGTTGACACCTCCAACCCATGCCATGAACGAGTTTGTGACTTTTTGCAGGGATCCGGAAACTGTTTGCGGCATGCTGGCAAACTCACCCTGTAATGAGCCCAACTGGCTCATTAATGCAGGAACAACCTTATCAATCGTAAGTTGCCCCTGGTCAGCCATGCTCTTCAGGTCTTTGCGGGCCACGCCCATTCCGGCGGCAAGTGCGCGGATAACACGATCACCTGCTTCGTTAACGGCGTTGAATTCTTCACCGCGAAGAACGCCCTGCGCCAGAGCCTGGCTGAATTGAGTGATAACAGAACTCGCTTCCTGAGTATTAGCCCCCGAAAGTTTAAGGCCGGTAGAAACAGCTTCGGTAATTTTCAGAACTTCGTCAGAGCTATACCCAAACTCACGCATTGAAGCAGCTGCGCGTGAAAAAAGGTTTGCGTTGTCTGAAAACGCGGTGCCAGTTCTTTGGCTGATTTCCATTAACTGGCGCTGAGAGGCAGCAAAATCATCAGCTGAAGATGATGCCTGCTTAAGACGGGCGTTTACTGAATTCCACTCATCAGCAATCTGCACGAGCTTACCAGTCGCAAAAGCGGCCGTAGCAGCAGCAGCGGCTCTTCCTGCCGATGCAAACCCAGCGGTCAGATCAGATAACGCCCTTTCGCTCTCTCGGGCGGCAGCGGCAGCCTGACGGCCACCATTTTGCATGGTGCGGTAATAATCCTGCCCCATACGTGAAGCGCGGGAAATTTCCGTCTGGAATGATTGCGAGTTAGCGGAAATTTTGATTATTAACTCACGTAAAGTTGCCATTTAGTCTAACTCCAGACGTAAAAAAACCGCCGAAGCGGTTTTATTTTTATTGTTTCCAGACCTTTTGCCTGGCTTCTTCGAGGTATTCTTCATCAGTCTTAACCGGTGGGGAATCGACTGCTAAATCACTACCACAGTGCTTACATTTAATAGCTTCGCTTTTGATTAACTCTGCACAGAATGGGCACTTCTTCATACCATCGTTTTCAATTAAGTCTTTTTCTTCTGCCGCAACATCCTTCTTTATTACCAAAGAATGTACAAAAGCAATTATAAATAGCAGAGCACCATACACCCACCATGCAAAGAAAGATCTTCCTTTGCTTTGAGCAATTAAGGCTGGAATTAAGCCTATAACAATTGAAACTAGTAAAATTTCCATTTTGGTTCCCCAGCATTATCAGTCTAAGAATCCTAATATTATCTGGGTCAAAAGTCACTGCGTCGCGGCAGTAAGTGCAGCCTCAAGCCCTGCAAACGGGTCATTCGGTTCTGATTGCTCCTCACCACCCCAGCGCAGGATCGCATCGTCCAGCGGTACTTTTGCCCCCTGCGAACCGTAGATGGCAGAGACGATCTGGGCGGCCTGAATGTCACCGCGAATATCGCCAACCGGACTTTGCCTGTCGTACTCAATCCACATCAGAAGCTCGCTTGCCGTCATATTCTGCCGAAGCTCTGAGAGCGTGCGCCCCATCCGGAGCGCAAGCGACATCAGAAACTTTACGCCGGGGGTTGAGACTTTTCCCGCGCTTCGTCCGCGTTGTTGATCAGGTCAAGCGCCTGTTTGAGCAGGCGTGAATGGACGGGTCCGTAGATTTCACGCACCTGCTCTTCTTCGTCTACGCTGAATACCGGTTGCTTATCGGTGTCACACAGAACGTCAATGAAGAGCACCACGTCAGCGCAAAGATTACGGTGTGCCTTTTCCGATACCGACACATTTTCATCATCAGCACCCGCTTTCACCACTTCCTGCCAGCGCAGCCAGGCTTCACCAGACGGCTCACGCAGAACCACTTTGACGCCTTCCCACTCAGGAACGGCGACCGTCTTATGACGAAAACCCGACATCTTAGCCAGGGCGAGATTTTTAATATTCTTCATGCGACCTCTCAGGAGCCAGACTCGATGTTTTCAGGCTTACCTTTCAGGCGCAGGGAGAACGTTGCCGCCACTACGCCGTTGGTACCGGAAGACCAGGTGTGCTGGCGGATTTCAGCCATGAACTTAAAGCCCTTGCCGGACGGGAAGATGACCTGGAAAGCGTAGGTCGTATCGTTGTCATACGCATCACGCAAGGCGTCCTGCGCCGGATTCTTGTAGAAGTTGCCGGACAGAGAGATTTCTGACGGAGAAGGCAGGCCGTTGATGTTCTCCTGCTCGGTAGAGCAAAGTGTTGTTACGTCGATATCCTGCTTCTGACCACCGGTGAACTGAATTTCTTTGATGGTGCAACTCAGATCGAGGAAGGTTGCGGAATCCATCGTTTCTTTGGTGGCTGGCAGGGAGGAAATAAGGATCTTCGTCAGCTGCGATTTTTCATAAAGTGCAGACATAGCTGTCTCCTGGAAAAAGAAAACCCGCCATTAAGCGGGTTCGTTGGGTGAATTAATTGTCAGGGGGTAACTTTAAAATCCAGGGTGGCACGGTAGAGCCGATAATCTGGCTCGTAACCGGGGATTTTTACCACCTCTGTAGGGTTTAAGGGCTTAAGCGAAGCGAGCGCCAAATCTCTCAGGGTGCGTGATTCAGTGATCGTAGTGGAATACACATCTACCTGAATGGAAACCCTGCTCTCTGCCTGGCCGCACAGCACGTCAGCGGAAACATCATCGACGATGGAAAAAATAATCCAGGGTGGCGAGACAGACGGTTTTCCGTCACTACCTAATGGCGCAACGTAGGGATATACCCGCCCTTCTGCCAGGGAAGAAAGCAAAGCGTAGATATTATCTTCATTCACTTGCTCAGTACCTCATCAATAGCCTGATTCATCCTGGCAATGGCGACGCTGGCGGCCTCTTCCTCGCGCGTATCGTAAGCGGGTCGCACAAAAGGATGCGCAGGCATGTTCGCAGTGCCAAGATCCACAAAGCGCCAGTAAAAGGCGTTTCTCGGGTTATTCGCCTTCATCGTGTTATCGCTGTTCCCGGTGCGCGGGTTAACACCACGAATATGGACGCCGGAAGAAATTTCGCCTCGGCGACGGCTTTTTTGGGTCACCACCACCACGTTTTTTTTCAGTTTCCCAGTACGCACCGGAGCGCGGGCGATCACTTCTTCCTTAAGCACTTCGGCGCCAGCGCGCGTGGCATCACGCAGAACCTTGTTGTTTTCAGCGCGGCTAAGCGCCTCCAGATCCTTTGCGATGTCATTCAGCCCGGAAAAATCGAGGCTCGTCTCAATCATTTTTCGGTACCCTGTTTGCAAAGAATTTCGAGCTGAACACCGCGAGAGTCAGGGATTGGCGGACCAATGATATTCAAAATGGCCCCCTTGAACGCGCCAGTCATAACCCTGAGTCTGGACGCAGCAGTTATATCGCTACGAAATCGTGTCCATACCCTGATAGTGGCGACTGCGGTTTCAGCACCAGCGGCTACCAGCTCGCGGCCACTAATGCCCTTTACTTCTGCCCAGGTTTCTGCGCCGTCATGCCATGCTTCAACAGGCTGGCCAGAAGGATCTCTGGATGTTGTGAGGTTCTGAACCACCACCCTGTCTCTCAGTCTTCCGGCCTGCATAAAGTCCTCCTATACCCCGTAAATTCGGTATGGCTGCAGCAAGGCTTCAACTGCAAACGGGACCTCTGCAACAGTCTGACCGACGGAAACTGATTCTCTGTTGGCATACCAGTGACCTATCAGCAATAACATGGCCGCTTTAACATCATCATTCAGTAGAATCGGGTCCGGGTCATCTGCGTAGCCAGGGGAGCTCTGGTTTTCATAGAGCGTTCGCCTTGTCCATGTCTGGACGTAACGCGCCGCCGCACCGGTGTATAAAGTCAGCAGGGCATCGTCTCCGGAAAAATCGGTATCAATGCGGCAGTGCTGTTTCACCACATCAAGGTCGACCATTATTTTTTCGCCTTCTTGTCCGCTTTTACTTCCGGCTGTTCCTGCTGCTGTTCCTGCTCTGCAGGATTTTCTGATTCATCGAGCATCGCATAGCCTTTTTTGATGAGCTCGCGACCGTGCTGTTCCAGAGTTTCCAGCGGAAGCCCCTCAGTAACGACGGTACCGCCGAAATAAATCGGTTTAAGTGCAATCAGTTTCATTTTCCCACCTGTAAAAGCGGCCCGAAGGCCGCTATTTCATCAGCTACCAGCGCCAGTGCGGAATGCACCGTATACAAATGCCTCAGGGCGTTTGACGGCCAGCGCCAGACGTTCCTCGCAACGGATGGTGATCATGTTTTTCTCGAAGTCGTCGGCGTTCTCCGTGGAGATCACCACGTTCGCATCTTCGCGGTCGAAGATTTGCGCGCCAGCGTTGAATGCACCGGTCAGGAATTTACCCTGGAAGGCTGCCGCTTCCGTTGCAACAACCGGCAGACCCCACAGAGTCGGGCCAGTCAGTGCCGCCGGGTTAGCCAGGATGTAACGGCCCAGGCTGTCTTTTGTCAGCTCGATCCGCGCCCAGTCAATGAAGTGAAGAACGTGACCGGATGCAGGGAAGCGCGCCAGCTGCGCCTGCAACATTGCCAGACGCAGATCATCAATCCCGCTCTGCTGTTCGACAGTGAACGCTGGATTAAACGCCGACGCCTGAGGAACGATGCCATGCAGATGAACGCCGGTACCATCACCGAAGAGAATTTCCTGCTCTTCTGCATACTTCAGCCCGTAGCGCATTTCGGCATCAACGGTGGACTGCAGCTGTGCGAAGTCATCAAGGATCTGCTTAGATGCTTTGAACAGGTGGGCGATGGTGCTGACGCCAGTGATTTTCGGCGTGAACTCAATTTCGCTGTATGGTTTCTGCGTATTTTCAGGAACCACTTTCGCGTTGTTGGTAAAGCCCGTCTGCTGCACCCAGAAAATAGCCGGGGAAGAAGTGCGACCAGGCGCAATCAGATCGCGGATAAACAGACGCTGCTTCGGCGCCGTATCAATACCCGGCAGGCGCTGAGGCTCCACAACACCATCAGTAACATCCGCAGAAGTCAAAGCAGCCTTCACAGGGATGCTGATACGTTTGCCACCTTCAATACCTGCAGCAAAGGTTTTCAGCGCTTCAGCAGAGATCACCTGCTGGCCGATTGATTCCACAACATGCTTCGCGTTTGCCAGCGGCATCTGGGCAACATGTTGCTCCAGTTCGCCCATCGCTGCCTTCAGCGTTTTTTCTGCCTCACGCAGGGCGTTGAACTCAGAAGCCATTTTATCGACGGCTGCCTTTGTTTCTTCTGACAGCTTGCCAGACTTCTGCGATTCTTTGACGGCTTCTTCTGCTTTCGCGTTGAACTTGCCGGTTGCTTCTTCAATGCTGGCAGTGACTTTTTTCAGAATATCGTTTACTTCAGACATAAAGGGTCCTTATTTGACTAACGCCGCCAGGGCGCTTTCAAGTGAATTGATGGTTTCAGGTTTGATGTCTTCGGCAGCGCCCGGCGTACCGTCGTTGGTGGTGACAGCGCCAGGCATGCCACCGGATAAGGCTTTAATGAGTTTTCTGCGCTCAGAGCGCGGGGTGTTGGTCTTGGCCAGCAATGCATCAAGTTTGCGAAGCGCGGCTGCAGGCGATTCGTCGCCGTCGCTGACCGCATCAGCAGAAAGCAGGCTATCTGCCAGTCCCTTCGCCACAGCATCACTGCCACCGATATAGCTTTCCGCGTCCATCAGCTTCTGCACGGCGGCCATATCAAGGCCGGAGCGCGCCGCGTAGATATCAGCCATAGCGGTATCGAAGGGTTCCAGTGACTGTGCCAGTTCAGCAAAATCATGGCGGTTACCCATCGCGTAGACCCAGCAGTTGTGGATCATCAGGAAGGCACCACGACCGATCTGAATATCATCCCCGGCCATCGCAATGACCGAGGCGGCGCTGGCGGCAATACCGAGCACCTTCACCGTCACACGGCCTTCGTATTCACGCAGAAGGTTGTAGATTGCCAGGCCTTCGAACATGTCACCGCCAGGGGAGTTAATATTGACCGTGACGTCGGCGCCATTCATCGCCCGAAGCGCACCGGCAATACGTTTAGCTGTTACCCCTTCGCCCCAATAGTCCTGCCCGATAACATCGAAAACAGAAATGCTGTTATCGTCGGTGGACGCCGCTTTGATCCCGCCGTCCCAGCGGTCCAGTGCGGACGGTAATGTTTCACAGGTAACGCGCGCGCAGGGGCGACCCGCCGGTGCTACCGGAAGTTGTTTTTTGCTCATCAGGAAATTGCTCCTAAGCGGCCTGTTTCAGCGGAGATTGTTCAAAGGAAATATCGGGGAATACGTGGTTATGCAGCTCTCGCAGGGCAAGTGCCTGAACTGCAGGGTTACTGCTTTCGAGATTTTTAAGTTGCGTCAGGTTGAGCTGAACGGTGTAAATGTCGCCACCTTCAATCGGCGGCATGTTCTCAAGACGACGAACGTCATTACGGGACATCCAGCCATTTTGAAGCGCGCTGGTATAGTATGCAGCACGACCTGCGCTGTCGGCGCGCAGCAGTCCTTCAACGGAGAATTCCGCGAACACGTCATCATCGCTGTCGAGTAAGCACCGGCCAATTTCCTGCTCAATATTTACCAGCAGCGGTCGAAGGGTATGAGTCAGAAACTGCAGGTTCATCCCCTCAAGGCTGGATGCCCAGCTACTTTGTTTCGTGGTGTGACCAACCATGAAAGGCGGAACGCGAAACCAGCGGCAGATCTCCTCAATGCTAAATGCGCGGCTTTCGAGCATCTGAGCATCTTCCGGGTTCATGGTCACGCCCTGATATTTCAGGCCGCCTTCAAGAACCATAATTTTTCCGGCGTTTTTGGAGCCGGTGAATGATGCCATATAGCCACGAAGTCTTTCACGTTGGTCGTCTGTCAGCGCATTCTCAGCGGAGAGAAAACCTGAACTCTGAAGCCCCTGTTCAAATATCTTCGCAGCAGACTCCTCAACCGCCATTGCAGAACCGATCACATCCCGGCCTGTTTTCATCGGCATCATGCCGCAAACGCCATCCAGACCGAACCCGCGAATGTGCATGATGTTTTTGACGGGAATGACGCGCTCGTTACCGTTTTCAGTGTATTTGTATTCCAGCGCCCCGGTCACGAGACGTTTAACCACCATGTTCTGCGGCAGTAAAGGCACCAGCGAAACCAGGCGGTTTGCGATGAATTTCTTCCCAATGAAGGCGTTCCCGCGCAGGCAAATACTGGCGACCACCATCAACATAAAGCGTGATGGTGTCATTTCTGAATTGGGGCGGCGGCACAGTATCGAATAGGCCGGATGATCGGTTGCCGCTTTGCGCGAACCGTCAGGCTGTCGAACGTATATTTTCAGCGGAAGGGTTGAAATAGACTCGCTTAACAGTCTTACGCATGCCCACACAGCCGATAGCTGGATGGCTTTATCGGCCGTGACCACCTTTCCGCTGCTGCTGGTGCCAAACCATTCCTCCCAGAACGTGCCGGTAGTCAGGCTGATAGGCACACCAAGCCAGTTAAGCAGAGCGCTTTTCACCCTGCCTGGCTGTTTGTTTTTTTTCATCAGAAACCTACCATGATGGGATTATTGAAGAATCCGGAGAGATCCTGCTGGTCGTTACCACCGTTAACCAGAACGCGGCTCATTGCTGTGAACAATGCCGCCGGGCCATCAATCTTGGCCTCTGGTGTGGACTTGTTCGGGAAAATGTTCTCGTTCCGGTCAGGTTTGACGGTTACGTTGGACATCATCCAGTTCATTACCGGGTGATCGCTGTGATGGAAGCGGCCACCGTATACCAGTGCTTCGACCTCTTTCATCGCCTCAGAGAAATTGCGAACCGTCTGCGGTACTTCCACCAGCGGCAGCCCTTCTTCTGCCAGCGCAAGGCTGAACTGCGTCGCACTCCACGGGTCGAAGCCAATTTCTTTCAGACTCTCGCCAGCAACCCACACCTGCAGCTCTTCTTTAATCTGAGCATGGTCGATTACATCCCCGTCGGTAAGGATCAGCTTGTCCATCTCGGCCCACTTACGATAGAGCTCTGCCATCTGGCGTGAACATTTCTCAAGGCGTCCTTCGGGCAGCCAGAATTTAAAATCCGCATGAACGTGGCCACCTGGCGCGCGCCAGACTTTAGCGGCTGCACAGATATCAATTTTGTTTGAAAGGTCAACGCCTACCCAGGAGGGATAGGTTTTAAGTTCGTGCTGCGGGGCGATAAACTCGCATTTTTCCCATTTCATCATGTCCATCCAGGCAGACTCAGCTGTTACCCAGATATTCATGTGTTTGGTGAAAAAGTTAATCCTGGCCGAAACCTGCTCTTTCGCCTTTTTAGCCAGGCGGCGCAGGTCATCCCAGCGCTTACAGATACCCAGCCCCGGATTCGCCTTCTGCCAGACTTTTTCATCAAAGGGATCGTCACCTTCATCTAAGGTGTAGATGATGGCAAAAAACGTATCGTCTTTTACCAGTCCACGCAGCACCTTGATGGCGTAATCACGCAGTTCGTAGCAGATACCCTCTTTGTTGAAGCCCGCTGTGGTAATGCCGAAAAGCAACGACTGCAGGCGCGCGCCGGTTGCCGTCTCCAGAACGTCCCATACATCACGGGTTTTATGTGCATGCAGCTCGTCGACGATGGCGCAGTGGATGTTCAGGCCGTCGAGGTTGTTCGCATCTGATGATAAAGGCTCGAATTTGGAGGCCGTTTGCTCCTGGTAGATAGCGAGCTTGTTGAATTCGAAGATCCGCCCAAGAGTGGCTTTCGCCTTCTTGACCATATTTTTCGCGTCTTCAAAAACAATTCGCGCCTGGTCACGGGTGGTTGCAGCGGAATAAACCTCCGCACCACCCTCGCCGTCAGCGCCAGCCATATAGAGCCCAACGCCGGAGCAAAGTGTTGATTTGGCATTTTTACGGGCCACCTCAACATCTGCTGTACGGAAACGCCGAACCATCACCGGCCGACCGCTGCCGTCGTTACGCAGAACGGTTTCCCCCGTCTCTTCGTTAACCAGCGGGATAACAAAACCAAAAATATTAATCAGGATGAAAACATGCCAGTCCATCAGCTCAATAGGCTGGCCTGCCAGCGCGCCCTTTACGTGAGGAACAAAATTATAGAAATTCAGAATGTGCTGCGCGCGTGGCTCACTGAAGAAAATACCGCGCTCTTCGCCGTGTGCCAGATCGTCAAGAAAACGCTGGCAGGCAAGGCGCACATACTCACAGGCAATTATTTCCCCCGCCACCACCCTCTCGGCGTAGCGGATGCCTTCTGCAACCTTAGCCATTAATCCCTCGCTTTCATAAACTCGGCCAGCGGGTCAACCGCATCAGGACCTTTTGCATTCACTTTCGAGCGGCTGGCTGGTGTCATCCCGAACTCTCCGAGCATGGCGCGAAGGCGTTTCCAGGCATCAGCTTTCATGATGGCTGCCGGGTGAGCTTTGATCATCACATCCCCGCTCTGTGTTTCGGTCCGGTAGGTGTACCCCTCAATTTCAAGCGTGTCGCAGTGGTGCCGGTATTCGGTATAAGCCTCAACCAGCAGCTCAAGGGCTCTGGCGTCCAGTTGAGACATCACACCGATAGCATCGAGCTCGTCGGCCATCCGTTTAAACCAGTACTTCCCCTGCTTGTCGAAATGCTTCGGCGTTGGGGGTACCCCTGCAGCTGGCTTAGGTTCGTTTTCATTAATCGGGCGTTTTGATGGGTTACCCCTCACCAAACGTAGATGGGTCGGGGTTTTCGGTGGTCCAGACATAATCGAAAACTCCTATTAATCATCGAGTGGGGGACCCCTAAAAAAAGTTTTCTAACCTGCGGCGATGTGAAAAGAGGTTAGGCGGCGGTCCTTTAGGGTGATTTCCCTGAGGTTTTTACCCGCCCTCCCCCAGACCGCGCAAATGAGAGCAGATATCATTTAACCGACTCATGCACGATTTTCGCCAGTTTCCGGCTCGGGGGACCACTGTTACCAATGCGAGGGCTGAACACCATACTGATGTCCCAGCCTGCCTTCAGTCGATACTCAATGGAGTTTCTCGAAATACCCAGGTAATCCGCCCATTCGTTAAGACACATCGTCTTGCCGTGAGCGGTATATCTGCGGTCGGAGTTCTCTCGCATTGTCTTTCTCATCTTGTCTACGCCTCGCTTCTGATTGCACACAGGGCAACTTGGCACAAGATTGTCAGGCTCGTTATTGGTCTTACAGTCATCGAGGTGGTCGATGTGAAGGGTGTCCCAGCCAACGGTTTTTGCACACCAGTGACAACGGAACGGTCCAGCCCCATGTTTGTCGTAATAGACTTTCCGGTGCTCGTAAACACGAGGACTCCCACATGCCAAAGGATGATCGGGCGCATACACCAGCAGATATCCGCCAGTGTGCTCCAGCTTGCCATCCTTTCTTGTGCTGAGCTTCTCTGTCGTTCCATGACGCCGGACGCGCATGTAATGCTTTTCACAGTAGTGGCTGTTACGGGATCGTACCGATAATTCGCATCCATCCACAATGCAGGCAGCATGGGCGTGCGGAAGCCCTGAACCATATTTCGATTCAGTCATCTTCACCTCGTTACTTAATTTCTGTTCAGGCGTTCGCGTGCTGTCTTGGCTTTATGGCAGCCGCGGCAAATTGATTCCAGATTAGAGAGATCGTCAGTACCGCCGTGAGCTTTCGGCTTGATGTGGTCCACCGTCTCAGCGGGTGTATACCTTCCATTTCGCAGGCATTCCTGACAAAGGTGTTTATCTCTGTCGAGAACGATTTGGCGCAGCCTGTCCCACTTACTGCCATAACCTCGCTGATGCCTGCTCTGCCCTCGCTGATGCTGCTGCCAGCCTTCATTGCGGTGATGTTCGCAATATCCAGAGCGGTCGGTTGTAGTCCCGGAGCAGCCACGCTTACGACAGGCGCGGGGGATGGCCGCTGGCATTAGCACTTACCATAGAGCAGACCGCCAGGCTTCAGTGCGTTGCGAATAGCATTGCTCACTGCGTCATTCACTGCCTGTTGCAGGCCGGCGGTTGACGCTGCCTTGGCAGCTATCGCAGTCTGAAGGGATGTGAACAGATCGCTTTCACGTACAGCCTTGAGAACCAGTTCTTGCATCTCGTCGGTTAGTCGCGCCTTGGTGGCTGTGCCTGTCGCTGAAGCAATTGAACTGATTGGTTCAGCGGTGGCATTATTGCCATCAGCGGGATTAGCTCCATCATGACTAATTGCCCCAGGGAAACCACCAAAAGCCAGACCACCATTGAAGGCCGTCTCTTCATTATTGCTGGCTGATTGAGCGGCTTCATGGACCTTAAAGCGATCAGCCTTAAACGTTGCCTGCTGCTTTCCTTCTTCAACTCCGAGGGTCATGCCAGCTTCGTGCGGCTTGCCTTTGCCGGCGACGTTTAATTTAACGATGTAGCTCTTAGACAATACGGCATCGTCGATCTTCGCATCGGTAACGAACACCTCGCCGTTATTAATAATCAGCACCCCGCTCTTTTCGAAAGACCAGCCATCTTTCAGGACTTTGAATGCATCGCTGTTACGGATCTCTTCGTCCAGCGCCTCAATAATCTCTTCGGTATCGACAGAAGAAACCCCTTCGATCCAGTCACCGGCTCGCCAATCTCGTGCTGAGCCATCTTCTGCAATTGGACGCAGGCGCACCTGCAATCTCTCACCAGCTTTGAGGCCGGAAATAAGGCATACGGTAGCTGGCCAGAAGATGCGTTCTTTCATAAGTCGGCCATCTTCATGAAGGCATTGCAGTTCTAGCACCGCGCAGCCACCCGGCCATTTCCATTCGACGTCCACACCAAAAGGTTTGGGAGTGGTTTTTACGTAAGGGACGATTGAAGGTTCTGACATTTTAATTTTCCTTTTAGACGTGAGCCTGTCGCACGGCAAAGCCGCCGAAAGTTAACGGTTTGCCCAGGCTCACAGCTGAAAGACTTTCTTTGATGTGCGCGTGCGATGCGCATTAAAAAGCCCCGCTATTGCGAGGCTTGGTTATTCATGTGGTAACGGATGCATGACCCCGGCATTGCAGTGTGGAATGCGTAGGCGGTCTTTCGCCATACGAATACATGCTCACCTCCGTATTATTTCAGGCACTGAGTCCGAACGTATTCCTGCAGGCCGGTCAGTTGCTTTGTGACGGCGGCGATCCCGTCTCTGAGACGCCAATAATTGAGTTCAGCATCTGCTGTAAGTCGAGGGCTTGAACCATCAACCAGGCCGGAGGATCCGGTGGTTTCGTCTTTGGAGCAGGTGGCGGCGATTTGCAGCCGACGCTTACCAGCGACAACATCAGCACGAAGCCTGTTATTCTCAGCATTCGCATCTGCTAATTCCTTCGTGTATTTGGCATCCAGTGCAGCGACATCACGCTGGCGGGTCTGCATATCTTTGATGGTGGCGTTAGCCAGGCGGAGGTTCTTGGTGGCTTTGTCGCGCTGGTCTTTGTAGGTGATGGCGTTATCGCGGTAATGGTTAATCGCCCAGGCCATGGAGACCAGCAGGCAGATAACGACAGCGCAGATGATTGCTGTTAATCGGCTCATTTCTGGCCCCACTCGCATACTTCACGCTCAATCTCACGACGGGTGATCAGCCCCTTCCACTGCTTACCACCGGCATACGTCCAGCGCTGCAGTTCTTTGCATGCCCCCGGCACATCACCAGCGTTCAACTTCTTCAGCAGCGTGGAACTGGCGAAGGCACCAGAGCCCACGTTATAGGTGAAGGAGTAAAGCGCGGCGCGGGTTGGATCAGGGATGCGAACCTTGATCAGCGGGTCGATGGCGTTTGCCACCTTTCGCAGATCTGCCTTAAGCAGGTTGTCGCACTCTTTGTCGGTGTAGCGGTGACCGCGGCGAATGTCCGCTCCGGTGTGCCCATCGCAAACAGTCCAGACGCCGACCACATCCTGATAGGCGTAATAACGCCGACCTTCGAGTCCATCCGCATTGCCCAGCATTACTGCAGCAATAGTGATTGCCCCTGATCCGCCAACGATGGCACCCACCAGCTTATTCCTCAACGTTGGGTTCATCTCGGCTCCTGCTGCGGCGGTTGTCTTCGCGGATCTTGAAATAGAGATTTGTCAGATACGTCAGTACGGCAATGATGATACCCACCAGCACGCCGATAGCGTTCCACTGCTCGGGGCTGTAGGCATTAAGCATGCCGTTTAGGATGCTCCCGGCTGAAGCGCCATAGGCAGCACCAGTGGTTATTTTTTCCATGCGATACATGCTCTCACCTCGCGTAGTTAGCGGGTGCTGTGTTTGTTTGAAAAGGGTCAGGCCCTCGGGACGATTTAACAAGTAGGCGTGTCGATGATGTTTCCTTGAGCCTGAAATAAAAAAAGCCCGCTTTTGATGGCGGGCCAATGAGTTGACTATTTGTAAGGTAGGTGTGAGTAAGACCTATGCTCAGAAGTGAAGCTGTATCGGCTGATTCACTATCGGTTCAAGAGAACCATCGGGCATTCAGTTACTTCCCACAACTCAAAGCGTAGCAGCAGATTACAAAACCATAAAAAAAGGCCTGCTTTTTATAGCAGGCTCTCAAGGAATTTGAAACTTATATTGTTATTGTCATGGTGCCGGGTGCCTCCCGGTGACTCAACCCCAGTCAGCAAAGCCGCGCGCATACCTGCAGATAGCAGTTGACTGGAACGCCCTTTCGCTTAGAAAGGATTCACCACAATAATAAGTTACGACTAATCCATTCTAGCGGTCAATACATCATCGCCATGAGTCCTCTCAGAACGAGGGGAAACAAAAAAGGCCACCCATTGGCAGCCTTAGAAAAGCAAAAACCCCGCCGAGGCAGGGTTTCAATGATTAATTTCGTTTGGACGGTATCTTCCACGATTAGAAGCATACAGGACACTTTTATGCAAAGTCAACACTAACGTGCAAAAAAGTGTCGCTATTTGCTCCGATCATATTAATAAGTTGTTGCCTTCTCAAATTCTACCGCCGCGTGACGCTCCCCCTGGCGCAGAGTGTCCACCAGCATTTCAAAAAAGGGTTTCCAGTTGCGTGACCATGAGGATTGATGGAGGTCCGGTAGGCGCTTCAGAATGGCACGGTGTACCGTCGCCGAGGAGATAGCAGAGAAGCCATTACCAGAGCAACGTTCACACGTTTTGAAAACCGGTGCGCCGCGGTCTTTAGTCGCTTTGCGGTCCAACACTTCTCCTTTACCGCCACACCTGCACCGGGCAAGGATCACTTTCTTTCCTCCGCATGTTTCGCAAACTCTTTTCACCAGCTCATTTTTAATCTTTGGGGCCACTACTTCGGCACCGTCGGCGTCGAAAATACCAGGATGTTTAACCACATCCTCATTCCCGGAGATAAACCCGGTACCGCTGCAACTGTGGCATGTCACGCTGGTAGCCGCCGAACGGGAGTAATCAGCAAAGGCAAATTGCGCCAGCATCTGCATGCACCATCCAAAATGCCCACCAACTGCTTTGCGAACATTCTTTGGTGCCGTTTCCATCGCGTAACGAGCCAGCGCCTGAACTGCGAGCTGTTCATCTGTTTTGCTGATGCCGGCCTTGCCAAAGAAAGCAGCCAGGCCGAAGCGCGCACGGCTGCTGGTGGTGCCAATCGCCGCCATTACATCTGTTCCTGTAAGGCGGTCCGGAGAGGTTCCTTTCACGTCGTCGCTGATGTGCATTCCCTGAGGGCTGAAATGTTTGAGTGATGTTTCCAACTTCATTGAATGGTTTCCCCCTTTTCAGCAGTGCCAAACCAGCCAGGGTGCGCCCACTGGACATCAGTCATTTTATCGCCGTTACCCCACAGCGTCAGAACACGCATAGCAACGTAGTGCATAAGGATTTTTTCATGCTCTCGCCACTCATCATCAGGAGTGTCTTCAACAAATTCAGCGATGGCGTCAGCAATAAGACCGAAACACTCAGGGAAATCACTATGACCGATTGCGATGTCTTTTGCCGTTTCCTGAAGCTCCAAAAAACGCTGCTTGGTAAAGAGATACGACATTTCTCTAATTAGACGATCCATTTTAATACCTCGTTGCGTTGGTGGCTTCCCACTCAATATCAATTTCACTTTGCTGTTTGCCGGCCAAATAATTGAAGGGCCCTTTATCACCCTCGATAAACTGGTGTGAGCGGGAATCAAAGTTAGCCCCTATGTCTCCGATCCAGCCTTCTCCTTCACGTTGTTTCAACAGGCGGATCATCGAGGCGGGCATTTGGATAGCAGTCTGTTCGTCCTTATCAAGACTCTCATACCCCATTCTTTCAGCTTTGCGCTGGGCCAGTTCGCGCGGGATATTACGCCAGACGGCCATAACGTTGTCGGGCATGTCAGTTAAAGCGCCAGTGCCTTTAACATCCATTTTCCCTGTTGGTGCAGCTTCGTTTGTTTTTCTGGCATGCGTTACCAGCAGAACATGGCAGTTGTGCTCGTTTTTAAAGTCGCAGAGGGTATCGATAAATTCTTTTTGTCCACCGTAGTCCTCCTCATCGAGTCCACATTTTGCCAAGTTGTCGATAACGAAAAGATCGATTCCATAGCGGCGTCTGGCATAGGCAAATATTTCCAGCAGTCGATCGGCCTTGGCTGTTCCAGTGAGTTTGAACACCCAAAGACGATCAGAAAACCACTCGTTAGTCATGATGATTTCAGTACGTTCTGGGTTTTTTCTACAAATGGTTTGCCGGGTAAGACGAGCCAACATTTTCCCAGGCTTAAGCTCCAGCGAGGCAATGCATACCCGGACTCCCTGGCTCATGGCATTGACGGCGATATGTCCCACCAGCTCGGTTTTTCCGTGGCCGTTTACTCCGTTAACCAGCGTCAGCTCGCCGGCGCGGAATTTGAAATTACTGTTCAGCGAATCCCACGGGCTGGAAAATAATCCAACATCTCGATGCTCGAACGCATCCAGTGTTTCCTGAAGGAGATCACCCGCAGAGCAGAGTTCATCAGGGTCGAAGAATTTAGCGGTCCCCAAGTAGTGCCAGATTTCATCCTCGCTCATCCCGGAGGTCAGACATTCATTGATATCTTTGTGCGGCAGCTCTACCAGGCGGCAACGATGCTCCCCTAGACGACGAGCAATTTCTTTTGCGGCTTCGCGCCCTACATCATCGTTATCGAGGCTTAACCAAATTTCTTCGAATCGGTCGAGGTTGTGATACTCGTATTCGATCCATTGCTGTTTGGCCCCTTTTCCACCGCCGAACGGTACCGATAGAGCACTGATACCGAATTGCGAGTAGGTCATACAGTCAATCTCTCCTTCGCAAAGCACAACAGCACGAGCTTTCGCGTCCATAGCCTGCCAGCCAAACAGACATGGCTCGCAATCAGCTTCAGCCATGATCAACTTTTTGCCATTTGGTCGTTCAGTGCCGATTCGCTTTACCTGCAACAGCTCACCGTTGCGAAGATACGGAAACGCCACTGCCGGAATTTCGCGGTTTTCATCGTGGTACCAGACGACTGCGTCTGAAACACGGAATTGATCAGCTGTCTCTCGGGTGATGCCACGGGAAGAGAGGTAGTCGTAGCAATGGCTCGCCTTTTTAACGCCTTTTTTGGTTGGCCGTGAGAAGGTTTTTTTCTTCACCTCGAAGTGGTTATCGTCGTCCTTCAGCCCAAGGAACTCTTTCGCTTCCCGCATAGCGTCGTGCAGCTGGCAGTTACGCACCAGCACCCAAAGATCAAGCAGGTCTCCGCTGTCGCCGCTTGCAAAATCTGCCCAAGTCTTCTTACCACCGAGATTGATTTTCAGGCTCTTACCGGCATCACCATTGGTATTACCAGCGCACCACTCCTTGCCCTCGAGGTGTCCTCGTGGAAGCAGGTATTTCGCAACTCTTTCGGCGTTGTCCCACAATTTTTCAGATAACTCAGCAGGGGTCATCACACACTCCGTAAATCGAATTTTATAAAGCACATAGTCACGAATTCCTCACGCAAAAAACCGCGGTTATAGCCAGTAACCAGTAGACGTTTGAGGATTCTTTTCATGGGCGGTTAGCTCCGCGCTTCATGCGGTCAATGGCTGCCTGGCTGATAAATACCTCAGCCGAACCGTCACTTGGTTTTGCGAACCAGGAAGCCCCTGTCCCGCCGATGGCGTTTGCGCTTGCGGATATCTGAGGAGCTCCATTTGGTTTTTCATCGTTCCAGCGCTCTCCGTTCAGGTATGACGCTGGCAGGAGTTTGTCGAACCCCATTTGCTGTGTTTTCACCCGGAGGCTGATATCTTCAGCCAGCATAACGGCGAAGTTCTCAGGCGTACCTCGGTTCGCTTTTTTCCAGTCGCGATATTTGGTCCTGAACGCTGACTTAGCCTTGACCTTGGCATCCTTTCTCAGACCTGCCCCCCAAAAAATATTTTCGAAAGCGACATCGACTGGATCTTGGCCTTCAGCATCATCTGATTCTGAATCAGGTTTTTCCTGTGAAGGTTTCCCTTTCGACTCGTCAGGTTTATCGCCATCAGTCCGATTCGAATCGGACAAATTAGTTTTATTCCTTTCCTCTTCCCTTCCCTTCCTTTCCCTTCCGTCAGTGAGTTCGCCGTGAGCACTCAGTGAGTCCTCAGTGTTAACTCCATTGCTTGCATGTGAATCATATGTTTGTTTTTCATCATCATTCACTGAACCATCCATGTAATTAGGTGCTGGTTTCCGTGAGCTATCAGCGACTTCTTCTGGAGTAGGTATTGTTGTTGCGGATGGTCGGTTAATTTTCTGGTGTTTAGAAAAACCATCAATGTGAATATATTCAACACCATTCACTGAATACTCACTGATTAACCCAGCCAGGCTAAGTTCTTTAATTAACGGCTCGCAGTCGATCATGTCCGCAGGGAAAATCTGCATCTTGATACGCTTCGGGGAGCGCACCAGATTGCCTTTGTCGTCGGCAAAATTGAACATTCCGATAAACATCAGGCGCGCCTCAAATGAGCATTCGACAATCTTCTCATCAGTCCAGAACTCAGGTTTAATTGTTCTAATGCGTGCCATCAATCACCCCTCCATCAGAACAAATAACCTCACTTACATCAGGCCTTGGCTGGAATTTGGCATCAACCAGGGATGCCTTGCGCGCATTGCAGGAATCACACAAACACTGCATGTTGTCTGGGTGGTGAGCCCCACCGTTACGTCGCGATACAATGTGATCTGCGACCAATTTAATGCGGTCTTGACTACCACAATGACGGCATTTGAAACCGTCGCGCCAAAGAACAAATTCGCGTAGTGCGCGATGGCAGGGTACGCGCATTTTCAGGCGACCTTTGATCGTGGGCACTTTCCATTTGTTGCCGTTCTGGTCTAACCAAAACTCAGACGACACCTTTCCGTAATCACGCATTTTGCGCCTCCGAGACCTTTGTAAAATATTGTTGGAACTTCCAGACAGGCTGCATGCATTCATGCGGATAATTCTGCCTGGTGAAATACACCTGCTGCTTATCCCGATTCCAGCCGGTGACATGCACAATCACCCCGCGCGGATCGCGATAATCGATATCCAATGGCTTAACTTGGTTTTCGGTAGTGATTGGATGTGACATGTCACACCTCATTGCCCGGATGTGGGAAAACAAGCATTTCTCGCTTGATGGGTTTTTTACCCACAAAAGTTCTACTTGCTGCTTCAATAGAAGTTGCAAGTTTTGGTGACGCATTTCTGTATCCGTAGGCAATAAGATTCAAATATCCTATTGATGTACCGCTCTTAACTGCCAAAGCGTGCCATTCTTCTTTAGTGGAAGCACGACGCCAGGAAAGAAGTTCGTTTTCCATACCCACACCTCAATTTATCATTTTGGTAAAGTTTATCTTTACGATAACTATGAGGCAAGATAAATTTATCAAATTGGGTATTTATCATATTGCTAAAAAGTGGGAGTATTTGGTCATGGACATAAAAAACATTCGACGTCAGAACCTAAACAGGTTGATTGGTGAGTACATCGTGGAAGGTTATACCAAGGCACAAATTGCTGAAAAAATTGGTATACCCCCTTCTCAACTGAGTCAGTTATCTGGCTCTAACGCCTCTCGTAACATTGGTGACATAATAGCTAGGAGAATTGAGTCAAGTATGGGCCTGCCCCATGGCTGGATGGATTCAAAGAGAGCAGATGTTGATGCATCTGGTACCAAGCCTAACTTTTTCATAAATCCACTGACAAAAAATCAGCAACAATACCGAATTGAGGTGCTGGACACTGAGTTCAGTTGCGGAAGTGGCAGGATGAACATGGACTATCCTGAAATAGTTAAATCGATTGAACTTGATCCAGAGGAGGCTAAAAGGATGTTTGGTGGGCGTAGCCCTACCTCCCTGAAAATCTGCACGGTTGTCGGCGATAGCATGCTCGGGACTATTTTCCCTGGGGATCTTGTCGTTATAGACGTTACGGTAAACCGGTTGATAGGTGATGGGATTTATGCGTTCGTTTATGGTGACAACTTTCATATCAAACGCTTACAGCTGCTTAAGGACAAGCTGGTAGTCATCAGCGATAATTCAACTTACGAAAAATGGTTTGTATCTGAAACTGATCAAAGCGAGTTTCACATTCAGGGCTTAGTTGTCGGTAGATGGCAAATGTCATACAACCGTTTGGGGTGAGACTCATACATATAAAAAACCAGCTTCTGCTGGTTTTTTTATGCCCTGCACAAAATAATTTACTATATATATCAATATCATAACCATTAATTTATCATAATTTATCAAAAAGATATTTACCAAAATTTATCTTTGAGATAAAGTTCATTCATCGGCAAACAACGGAGCCAATGAAATGAATACTCAAATCACCGTAGCCAAAACCATCGGCAAAAGAATATTAAATCAAAGATCTTCGCTTCGACTCTCTCAGGATTTTTTGGCTGATCATCTTGGTTTAACAACCGAAACCATTAACAACTGGGAAACGGAAAAAACTGTTCCGTTTGCTGACCAGTTAATCCAATTGGCTAACATTCTTCATTCTGATGTTCTGTGGCTCATTTCAGGAAACGAGCAGTGCGGTGAATTTACAGAACCAACAAGTATTATAACGTCCAATCAACTTAACTCATGGTCTGCTGATATTGGCAATTGCAGAATGGCTTTATCTAACGCTATGGATTGCATGCCTCCGGAATTGTCGGCTATCGGTACACTAACTATCGTTTATGAAAAATTAGACGACTTGCAAGAAACCATCTGCAAGCAAGCCGACAAAATTTAAAATTAATTAACATTATTTAATTAACACCTTTCTTGGTGGGGACAAACTCACCCTTAGGAAATGAAAATGCAAAATTCCGTCGCAATTAATCAGCCAGTTAAAACACCTCAGATGCTGTTCGGATCTGACAACATTAATGACTTTGGCAACCGCGTTCAAAGCTGCCGGATGGAAGGTGATTCAATGCAGCCGACCATCGAACCATGTGAGGTTGTGGCTTTCGTTGATTGCGGTGGAAGTGCGCTTACCTCTGGCATTTATGTTTACACAATGGATGCTTTTGGTCGCCCATGCCTTTTCATTAAGAGAATCGAGCCATTAGCTGATGGCTCATTAAAAATCATCTCTGATAACCATCATTACGTAACTTTCACCCCTAACACCGATGAACAGAAAGAAATCAAAATTCACGGTCGGGTAGTCGCTTCTTTGGCTGTGAGGCACTTCGTATGACTTTCATCATTGATAAATCGGCATATAGAACAGCATGCCTTTATGCGGCCTGCGGTTACGAGGTAATCGCTCGTCTTTATCTTAAAAAAGCATATGGTCGTTAATTATGGGCCTTTTAAAAAGACAGGATATTCAGGAAGTGAATATCAAAGCGGAGAAGTTGTCTGGCTTGTCGCAAACATTATTTGAATATCACGACGAGTTAGACAGATTTCAACTCAAAACAATATGCGCTCTGGTTTATGACCTCGCCGCTGAGATTCATGGGTGGACCGAAAAAGAAGAGGAAATAGTTATGAGTTTGGAGGAGGAACAGCGCAATGGATAAATTAATCGAGACATATCGTCGACGAATTTTAAAAGCAGCGTTATTACGCCACCAGCGTAAAACAGGCAGTAACTGCCTTGTTATAAAGCTCAATAAAGGCGGCATTAACACAGTCGAGTTAACAGAGATTTTACTTGATGGATTATTACGAAAATTCGAAAGGCTCGCGTTCAGTGAGTACGGAAATGTCGAAGGCGTAAAAGCTATTAAGGGAATTTACAGCAGCGCTGTTGATGTTAATGGCAGCGGTGAATTTCTTACGGATAGCGGGAAGGAATTAATCGACGAGCTCATTTCTGAGCTGGTTGAGTTCGTCAAAAAACAAAAAGTGGAGGCCCGGATCTGATGGCGCTGACAGCGATACGAATTCCTGAGTGGGTTCACCTCAAAGCAGCACACGTTTTAAGCCAGTTCAGAGCGAGGAGGATTCACCCCTGCCGCATGATCGGCACCGGGAATCTGAGCCTGAAGGTAAATCACCGCTGGCGGCTACTATCCCGCGATGGCGGCAAGAACTGGGAAGTAATGAGCCATGAAACCTATAACCGGGAGAAAGACAGATGACTGACTTTGAAAAAGATAACGTGAAGCAGCTTGTTGCTCGCCTGAAGGAAATCCAGAAGCAATCCGACGTAACGATTCCTGGTTGGATGCTTGACGAAAACCGCTATGGCAAGGGCTCCCTTACTTTAGAAGAGCAGCATGAGTGGGCTCAAACCGTCGTCCAGTCCATGCGCGGTACGGTCGCCCTTCTTTATCTCATCAGCTGCGAAAACCGCTGGGGACTCCGTGACGGGCAATACCAGTTTAAAACCGAGGAGTTTACCTTCGGCTTAACCCGGGAACTTATTGAAAATCTGCTGATTAAGCATGTGGAGTGCGCACTGATCGAGCACAAGCCTGAGGAACGCTATCTGGCGGTTTACCAGTTCTACTACGCCAACGATCAGCGCCTGAAAGAAGTCGGTCATTCGTGGTTCGCAGAGTTTCTCGACGAGATTTTTGTAGATCTCGCTGCCCAGCTGCGCACCGGTAAAACAATGCCAGCCAATCACGTTTTGCATTAAGGAGCAATGAAGATGGCAATGAAAGCAGAATTAGCACCAGTAGCGGCCCGTGACCTGCAGATCATCGAGTATCGCGGTCAGCGAGTTGTGACCACTGAACAGCTGGCGGCAGGATATGGCGCAACCGAGCAGATGATCACCAACAACTTCAACCGCAACAAATCCCGGTTCGTTGAAGGTAAACATTACTTCAAGCTTTCTAGCGGAGATGTTGAAATTTTGCGCAACTCTTTCAGCGGACTGCAAATCTCAAGCAAAGCTCGCACCCTGACTCTTTGGACTGAACGCGGTGCAGCTAACCACGCCAAAATTCTCGAGACAGATCAGTCCTGGGAATTCTACGACGATATGGCTGAGTTTTATTTCACCCGCCGCGCCTCTATTGCAACGCCGGCAACACCGCTGACACTTAGCCGAAAAGAACTTGCCTTGATGGTAATTGAAGCCGAAGAACGCGCCGAAGCCGCTGCACTCGAAACCAGGACCCTCAGCGCCACTGTTGAAAGCCTGGAGAAGCACTTCACCAAAGGCATGACGATCCCAGCATTCAGCAAGGCGCTGAACGGCGTCAACATCAACAAAATGATGTGGTGGGCGTCCGAGCGTGGCTGGGTGTTTAACGAGCAACGCGACCCAGAGAAAGATCCGCGCTGGCGCGTCGCCTCATATGCCCGCGACAAATATCTGACGGAAGACCAGACGCAGATCACCCCGCACGGCAAGGATGCTTTCACGAAGTTTACGCCAGTACTGCTGGAGAAAGGCTGTCACCGTCTGTATCAGCTGTACATGAAAGGTGAGCTGCCAATGAAAAAGACTTGGAATGGCGAGTACAGCCACGACAAAGCGATTTATTCACCGGAGGCCAAATAATGGAACTGCTTCCTTGCCCACTTTGTGGCAACGATGAAATAGATTTCGATTCTGTGCTTTATGAAGGCGAGCCAATGTTTGTAGTCCGTTGCGATTGCTGCAGTGTGAGTCTAGCTCCGCAAGCTCGTGATATGGCTGCGGCCATCTGGAACCAGCGAGCACCACGGCAGAAAGAAGCGACAGATTCATACCAAATTCTTGAGCACCCATCAGTGGGGCGATTTCAGATCATTAAGCCGGAGGGCTTCTGAAGTGAATAATGATATCTGGAATCCGGCTGGCTCTATTGAGCTGGCCCACCGGCAGGCTCTGACATGTGTATGTGATGCCTACTTGTTTCATTTGGTCAGCCTGCACCGTCGCCCTGTATATCGCCACCAGTACGGTGATATTTCGCTTAATCAGACAGCATTACAGGGATTCATCGACTCGTACCTCGCTGATAAGGGATGGAGTATGGAGCGTCGCCGTGCACATTACATCAACATTCTCGATCTCATCCGCTATATGGGTCGAAAAAACTCGGATTTCATCGACTGGGGCACGGTGCCAACGCTAACCCCTCGTGGAATTCGCTGGTTGAACGCCTGTTTCTCAAGACTGGGGGATATGGTGAACAGTTATGGCGGATGGGAAGGTTACATCACTGCTACTAAGAAAGGTGCGGGCCAATGAAAAAAGTATCTGAGCTGGTGATGTTTACTCTTTTCTTCTCCAGCCTTACGGGGATTGGGTTAACAGCGGGGTTCTACTGTTTTATCGGAGTATGCAAGCTGCTTTGGAGGATTGTTGGATGAAAGCTGAATCCATTGATGTTAACCAACTGGTCACAATAAACGACCACCTGCAGGCGCTGGTCACGGCTGAAGATGTCATTGCCAGTATCAATTCGCAGCTTGAAACCGTTATCGACAACGACTACGGCTGGCGGCACCGGGCAAATGTAGCGCGGGTTAAGTGGCAGAACACACGGAAACGTATCACTGCCCGCCTGGCCGTATTGCGTCAATTGGAGCGAGAGAGAAATATTGAGCGTCAAAAATCGCGGGATGAATTGCTCATCAGGGCCCTGAGGAATGAGGTATCAGCTGAAATTTTCCGCCGCTGCTGTGAGTCCGTAGAAAGGGAAATGGAGGTGTGCAATGAGTGAGTCGAATTTGTTCGAGCTTGTTCAATTGATTAAATCCGCTGCCGGCGATCCCTCTGCAATGACCGATGCTATCTGGGAAGCTGGTTATCGCCAGCCTGAGAGAACAGAGGAGGAGGCCGCCAAAATAACGATCGACACCTTCTTCTACTGCATGGCCTTCGACATGCCCACGGAATTCTGGCCACGCGATTACGAGAGCGTTCTCAAGAATGAACTGATGAAAGCTGTTGGTGGTGAGGATGGAGAGCTGGCCTACGCCACCGCCAGCGAAATTGCCAAAAGCGTTATCAATGCTGGATTCAGCAAGGAGGCCGCCAATGGATGAAATGGTCAATTTGAATAATGTGTGGTTCCACTGCCGTGATCTGATTGTGATGTGAGGTGGGTATGAGCGATGTTGTTCTTTTGGTACCGAATGACTGGGTTAGCGAAAAGGTTCTGATTGCGGTTACCGGGCTTAAGCCCGGAACCATCACCCGAGCCAGAAAAGAATCCTGGATGCTTGGTCGCGAGTACCTGCACATTTCACCAGATGGCAATCCAAAGCCTTCGAGCGAATGCATGTACAACAGAAAAGCAGTTGATCAGTGGATCGAGGCTCAGAAAAAAAATCAACCAGGTGCGAAGACAGCATGAAAAGCAGTACACTCGTCAACGCTCCTGGACGTCAGGAGGGATTAATGGCTAATGCATCATACCCGACAGGCGTCGAAAACCACGGCGGTTCGCTCCGCATCTGGTTTCTGTATAAAGGTAAACGTGTCAGGGAAAACCTCGGTGTCCCTGACACTGCAAAAAATCGCAAGATAGCTGGTGAGCTGCGTTCTTCGGTTTGTTTTGCGATAAGGATGGGGAATTTTAACTATGCGGAAAAATTCCCAAACTCACCGAACCTTGCCCGGTTCGGTCAGGATAGAAAGGAAATTACTGTGCTGGAGCTTACCGAAAGATGGTCAGAGCTGAAGAGAATGGAGATCAGCTCTAATACCATGAGTAGGTACGAATCCATCATAAAAAACATGCTTCCGCGCATCGGCGAAAATAAAATGGTTTCTGCGGTTACCACTGAAGATTTGCTGTATGTCAGGAAGGAGTTGCTGACGGGCTTCCATGTAATGAAGAAGGATCACCGTACACAGGTAAAAGGCCGGAAGTCTTCAACGGTGAATAATTACATGATGCTGATGGCCGAGATCTTCCAGTTTGGAACTGATAATGGCTACGCAAAGGAAAACCCGTTTAGCGGAATTAACCGTCTCAGGAAGGCAAAAGACGAACCAGATCCACTCACGACAGACGAGTTCATCAGGTTCATTCAGGCATGCGGCCACCAGCAGATGCGAAATCTCTGGACCGTCGCCGTTTATACCGGAATGAGGCATGGGGAATTATGTGGTCTTGCATGGGAAGACATCGATCTCACCGCGGGAACCATTACGGTTAAGCGCAACCTTACCCAAACGTATGAGTTCACCCTGCCAAAAACCGAGGCAGGCACTGACAGGGTGATTTATCTCATACAACCAGCTATTGATGCCCTCAGGAATCAGGCCCAACTGACGCGCCTTGGCCGGCAGCATGAGGTTGAAGTGAATTTGCGTGAATATGGCCAGTCAGTCATACATCCATGCACTTTCGTTTTCAGCCCTCAATGCGTCAAACGTGGGTCTCACACAGGATATCACTACGCGGTTAATTCGATTAATAAAATTTGGGCTCCGATAATCAAGCGCGCCGGTATTCGTTACCGCAACGCTTATCAGTCACGGCATACCTATGCGTGCTGGTCATTATCAGCTGGTGCTAACCCGAACTTTATAGCAACTCAGATGGGGCATACCGATGCACAGATGGTTTACAAGGTGTATGGAAAGTGGATGTCAGAGAAGAGTGGAGAGCAGGTTGCTCTGCTCAACCAGGCGCTTTCACACACTGCCCCATCACTGCCCCAAAGCATGGTAGTAGCGCAGTAGAAAACCTTAAATTCAAGTGGTTAGCATAGTTACTGCTACATTTGTATAACACGGGGCACAAAATGCCCTCGACCATAAAACGCGCTTATGTTGTGATCGGGGTTCAATAAATCACTAAACAAGGTATACTCCGGAGTTGTTTATTGTACTAAACGCTCCTGTGAGAGGATGCTACTGCGCACCTATGACTCAATTCGCTTCTCCAGTTCTGCATACGTTGCTGGATACCGACGCGTATAAACTGCATATGCAGCAAGCCGTTTTCCACCACTACTATGACGTTCACGTCGCGGCGGAATTCCGCTGTCGCGGCGACGACTTGCTCGGTATCTACGCAGACGCCATTCGTGAACAGGTCGATGCTATGCAGCATCTGACGCTGCAGGACGAGGAATATCAGTGGCTTTCTGGCCTGCCTTTCTTCAAAGCCGATTACCTGAACTGGCTGCGCGATTTCCGCTATAAGCCGGAGCAGGTCACCGTGCTTAACGATAACGGCAAACTGGATATTCGCCTTGAAGGCCCGTGGCGGGAAGTGATCATGTGGGAAGTGCCGCTTCTGGCGGTGATCAGTGAACTGGCTCACCGCTACCGTTCGCCGGAAAAAGGCGTCGAGCAGGCGGTCGCCGCGCTGGAAAATAAACTCGCAGCCTTCTCCACGCTGACCGAAGGGCTGGACATGTCCCGCTTCCGCCTGATGGACTTTGGCACGCGTCGCCGTTTCTCGCGTGACGTTCAGGAGGCCATCGTTAAACGTCTGCAGCAGGAGCCGTGGTTCGTTGGCACCAGCAACTACGATCTGGCACGCCGCCTCAGCCTGACGCCAATGGGCACCCAGGCACACGAGTGGTTCCAGGCGCATCAGCAGATCAGCCCCGATCTGGCTAACAGCCAGCGCGCGGCACTGGCCGCATGGCTTGAGGAGTACCCGAATCAGCTCGGGATTGCCCTCACCGACTGTATTACGATGGATGCCTTCCTGCGCGACTTTGGTCCCGAGTTCGCTGAACGTTACCAGGGATTACGCCACGACTCCGGGGATCCGGTTGAATGGGGCGAGAAAGCCATTGCCCATTACGAAAAACTCGGCATCGATCCGATGAGCAAGGTGCTGGTCTTCTCGGATAATCTCGACCTGGCGAAAGCGGTCGACCTCTATCGCCATTTCAATAGCCGTGTGAACCTGAGCTTCGGGATTGGTACCCGTCTGACCTGCGATATTCCTCAGGTAAAACCTCTGAATATCGTCATCAAACTGGTGGAATGTAACGGCAAGCCGGTGGCAAAACTCTCCGACAGCCCGGGTAAAACCATCTGCCATGACAAAGCGTTTGTCCGCGCATTGCGCAAAGCGTTCGATCTCCCCTTGATCAAAAAAGCCAGTTAA